ATGTATTAAAAATTAATATTTAATATTATAAATATTAATTCGTTATTATATTACTTATTTCAATGGTCCCCAATTAATAGTTCTAAGACGATGATTTTGTTTAATACAATATGTTAGCATGTTAAATAATCTGGTCCCCTTAATACAATCACATTGGTCAAGTAGTTGTTGTGGGTTTATATTATTAAAATTTTCTATGGGCATATTGATTAAAATTCCTCTAATAATCAACATTCCCATGCTCCAAAAAATAGTTGACACTGGTAGTTTTGCAGGAAGTGTTGATAAAGTAAATAGTTCAGGAGATGCAAACTCATTTTTTTGATGTTCTGGAAAATTATAAAGGGTCATGTATGTATAATTTTTATTGGGTGAGTAATTCGTTTTCAATAAATGTGGTAATATATAAAATGCGGTTTTACCCCCATTAATAAGTATTACATCTTCCATTGTATAATTATAAAAACAGTGTTTTTCTTTATCAAGTAAATAAATAAGTTGGTTGGATAATGCATAAATAACTTGAACTAATAATTTATATTTTTCAGACATACTTTGAACCTTTTTAATTGCAGTGTTTAATGGTTCTAAGTTATCTGCATTAATAATCATACAAATATCAGAATCCCCTCTTACAACTGAAACATCAATATCAACAGAACTGAGTCTGTCTGTAATTGATTTTTTTAAAGCCATTATATTATCCAATGTAGTATGTGTATAATTAAATGTTATTTCATAACCAGTTGTTTTATGCTGAATATTATATGCCATAATATAATGTTTATATTAAGTATTAAGTGCTTATAGCAATATATACTTATATTATTTTTCATTATTATGTAAAGGCATAGCAGTTGGGTGTAGTAACTCGTGTATACTCATATATATATTCCAACATGTATGTTTTGCATTAGTCATAAATAAAGTACACGTTTTTTTCAGTGTTTGTTCTTGTTCTTGTTCTTGTTCTTGTTTTTGGTCTTGTTGATTTTGGGTTAAATGTGATAATATACAAGTATTTGGGGGAAGTAATGGTTGAGATGACCCGTCAAATGAAAAACTACAGTCCATTATATTTAAGATATATAAATAAAAATGAAATTTATTATATATATATTTTTTAAATAATACACAATAATGTTTTCACCTGAACAATTAGAAGCATATAATTTATTTATACAGGGGCATAATATTTTTATTACAGGTCCAGGGGGGTCTGGTAAATCTCATTTAATTCAAGAAATTGTAAAAGATTCAAACCGACGATTTTTAAATGTTTATGTAACCGCTTTGACTGGATTTGCCGCTCTTCTTCTTAATTGTAATGCCCGAACACTTCATTCCTGCACAGGTATTGGTCTTGGTAATAAAGACGTGGATGGACTTGTTCGTCAAATTAGAGCCAATAAGCGTGCCCTTACTTTTTGGAAAACCGCTCAAGTATTTATTGTTGATGAAGTAAGTATGCTTTCTGCTTTATTATTTCAAAAACTAAATTATATTGGGCAAATTATAAGAAAAAATACATCACCATTTGGGGGTATTCAAGTTATATTTTCAGGTGATTTCTATCAACTACCACCAATTGGAAATAATAATGAATTAGCAACACGTCAGTTTTGCTTTCAATGTGAAGAGTGGAATGAAGTATTTAATCCCCATCACCAAATACCACTTCTTAAAATATTTCGTCAAACCGATAAAGTATATGCCGAAATATTAAATCAGTTAAGAATTGGTACTATAAAAAAAAGTAGTATAAAAAAATTAAACAGTCGTCTTTGGACAAATATATTAGCTTCATTTCCAGATGAGGCTAAAAATACATTTCCAACTCAGATTTTTCCCATTAGGTCAATGGTTGATAATATTAACAAGACAAAATTATCTGAAATTGATGCTCCATTAATTCAATATCCAATGAAACGAATGGTGAATCTTCCTGTATCTGAAACTCAAAAATTACCAATTCATCGTGTAACAAATGATGATGTTCAGCGTGAGCTGGATTATTTATCAGCTAATTTAACATGTGATGAACTGGTTGGATTAAAAAAGGGAGCGCGTGTAATGATTATTATTAATGTTACGTCCAATAATGATAAACTTAAGTTATGTAATGGCAGTCAAGGGATGGTAGTTGATTTTAGTATAACAGATGATGGAAAATATCCAATTGTTCAATTTGATAATGGTATTTTGGAAACTATTAAACCACATACGTGGGTTAGTGAAAAAATCCCATGGATTGGAATATTACAGTTACCTCTTCTTCTTTCATGGGCTATTACAATTCATAAATCTCAGGGAATAACATTAGATAAAGGTGATGTTGATGTTGGTAATCGGGTATTCAGTAATGGACAAACATATGTTGCACTATCGCGTATAAAAAGTTTAGATGGGCTATATTTGAAGTCATTTGATGTATCCAAAATAACTATTAACGCAGATGCTCAACAATATTATAAAACACTTGAACTAATACATTCGTCTAAAACACATACGGGTAATAGTCAAGCAATGTCTTCCAATAATACTTTGATATCTAATGAAACAAATGAAACAAATGAGTCGGCTGTTTTGGCTCCAGACTTGGATATAAAATCCGAAACAGATATGTTATTTAACAAATTTATGTGTCCAAAATAATAATTTAATTTTAATTTAATTGTGTTGTTCTTGTGTATTTCTTTTTTTATAAGATTGTTTATTATTTGTTTGTATTGGTTGAAGAGTAGTTGGAATAACTGGGTGATATAATGTTTCGGGTGGTGGCGATAGTAATGATAATGGGTGTGTTTCGTTACTGTTTAACTTTTGATGTTGTTTGTTATTATATGTATCAGAGTAATATATAGAGTCCGTTTCATTACTCGATGCAGGCACTGAAAATGCATATTCAACATCATTTAAATTGGGATTAGACAAAACTTGTGGATAATGCATCATTTGAAATTTAGATGGGTCGACATGATGTGGTAATTGAGTTATTGGGGTAGTTCTAAAATATGCACATAACTTATTATATATGGATGTCTTTTTGTTTTTATGACGTCCTTGTAAATACAAATCATTATGACCACTTAAATAATTATGTGTGTTAATGTTGCGCTCGCTTAATTGTTGAGTTGGGTATGTATATGAGTTAAAGTTTGTTGTTGGTAATGCATCATTATCTATTTTTTTAAATGGGTCCATAATTTCTTGCATAAACGAGTTTATTTCTACTGGATTTATTAATTTGGGATCTCTGTATCCACAAAAGTAATACCAAAACCACGTATTATTAATGATTTCTGCATTGGCAATTTCTTGCTGAAACATTTGGTCAACAACTGAAAAAGCGGATTTAAGCATAAGAAGTTCATCTAAATTATTTTTCTTAAGATTTGATAAGTATACTAATCTTGACCGTTTTTCGATTGTTTCAGACTGGGGTATTTTATTATTTTTTGATAAACTATATGAAATATGTCTAATTTCGTTTTTAATATTTCGAAGAGATGTAATAACCCGTTTTTTTTTATCATCAATTTTTTTAATAAGTGAAAAGATATTAGTATTGTACATAATAGGGTATTTGGTTCGAATTTCTCTTGGCACAATAAATTGAGTTCTTTCTTTAATTTCAATAATTTTGGATTCAATATATTTTAATGTTTTTACAACAGTATTTTCCATAACCGCGTTATTTTGATTTGTTATTATTCGAGCATTATCAATAGATGTATCACTAATTGAGCGATGTTTTAGATGATGATTATGCCCGTTTATGTTATTAGGTTCTCCTCCATCATCACTATTATGTGGGTTGTTATTTAAATATGCACTTGCATTTTTATAATATGGACATAGTAATACTGAACCAGATTTAAATTCAACAGTTGATTGAAGTTTATCATATTGGTGAGATGCCGATTTAAATGCTTCAGCTCGCGCATCAAGTTTTAAAAAACTAATAACAGATAAAATAAAACCAATAGTTGCATTTACAGACGAAAGTGCGAGTGCACCCCAGTAATAACTACGAGCAAAAAGAGCCATAACTGTAGCTACAGCAGATAAAGTCATAGCAGGCATCATCAATTTATTTAATCGTTTTTCGGAATGAGATTTTGATTCCATATAAATAATTTTTTGGCCGCGCAAGTAAGTGGCAATAATATCTAATGAATTGGAAAATGTATGACGAGGTTCAAAATAATTATCATTAATTTGGTTTTCAACCTCTTTATATCTAAGCTTTTTATATTTTGGTTGTGATGACAATATATGTGAATGATGTTCATTATCATGTGGGTGTTTAGTTATTGGGGTCATGTTAGTAGCATTACTTGAATCATCCAAATCATTATGAATTATTTCTGGTATTTTATTTAGTTGTTCATTTGATCGTTTAGTTGTGTCGGATGTCATAATTGAATCTATGGATGACGCGCGTTTTAAAGAAATAATATTATCCTTATCTTTTGAGAATTCTGTGTCCATTAAAAATAATGTTATTGCAAATTAATATTAATAAAAAAAATGAGTTTAAATTCATTATTTTTATATTAAATAAATAATTATGAGTTGTTTGGTTACGGGCGTAACAAATGATTGGGGGTGGTTTATTGATTTAGATAATCAATCTAATTCTGAGTATAATCACTCGCATATAAACATACAAGATATTACATTTCAAACATATCGTTTATCATCGCCAATTAATAATACAAATAGTAAATTGTCAAATAGTAAATTGTCAAATAGTAAATCGTTTGACAATATATATGTACCAAATATGTTATTTACCCAATTAGTAATATTATTTAAAAGTGTTTGTAACATACTAACTAAATAAATAATAAATAATGTAGTAATAGTGACGAGTAATATTTAATACCATATACCGGTTATATTTTTTTTAATATAAAGAGTTTTTATATCTTAATATATATTTTTATACAACAATGGAACAACTTATTTTAAATAAATATAACCGGTATATGGTATTAAATATTTACACAGAAAATGATAAATTGCGTAATTATTATATTAATGCCGCAAATAAACACAATAATTCTTTATTAAATAATTCAAAAACAGAATCAGCTTCTCATATTGATGCTGGATTTGATATAATGGCAACCAATGATTTTATTCAAACAAAACATATGGAGTTTCAAAGTTTAATAAAGATTGATTTTAATATATCATGCTCAGCAAAAATGATAGAGCCAGATAAATCATATAATACAGGTTATTATATGTATCCTCGTTCATCTTTGTCCAAAACTAGTCTTCGTTTAGCTAATTCAATTGGAATTATTGACTCTGGTTATAGAGGACACCTAATTGGAATGTTTGATGTACGAATTCCATTTGATATTTCTGAAAATACGGAGCATCGTTTTGTTCAAATATGCTCACCCGACCTTTCTCCAATTGTAGTAAATATTGTAGAAACAAAAGAGGAATTGGGCGACCCAACATTGAGAGGGAGTGGTGGATTTGGTTCAACTGGGACAACCGGGCTTAAAAAGTAATATTTTGAGTAATTATAAATTGCTCAATTATTGCAGTTAAATATAAAAAAAATGAAATATAATATTTATTTATTAATTTAATTAAATATTTATAAGGAGTTTAAGAACACAACGACGTAAAAATGAGTTTAATTGATAAGGCTGTAATGTTGGAAGCCCTTGGGTGGTCGCGTGGTGGTAAAAAAGACAAACATTTACCTGATGATATTGTGCGGATTATTCATCAATTTACATATTTTGATATTAGGTCAGATGCATATAAAGAATATCTTTTAAAGGAGGATATTAAGTCGTTAAAATTGCACATTTTGGATTATATGTTATATGAAATTAATAACAATGACATGAGACGGTGTGAAACAGGTAAATATAGAGTTGAATATAATCCTATTAATATTGGAAGTAATTGTTGTACTATGTGTGGTGATTTTGTTCCAAAGAGGGACACAGACCCAATTCCCAAAAATATTAAATGTTGTTGTAAGTTTATATCAGAAGAAGAAATTATGGAATTAGAACACGGTCGGTATGATAACTACTTTTGGGAAGAAGAATTAAACAATAAACAAGAGAATGAAAGAATACAAAAAAATAGGGAAGACTTTAAAGACAAAACAGATTGGTATAAGTTATCCCCAAATGTTTTGGATGATGATTATGGTGATATGATGATTTATTAATATTGAATATTGCTACGAACGTGTACCTATATATGTTATGTTATGTTATGTTATGTTGTGTTGTGTTGTGTTGTGTTGTGTAATATGCTCTGTGTATTAATTTAAAAATTTAATAAATAAAAAGGTAAATTTTGTTTTTGTTTTTTTACTTCTTTTTTAAAAGCACGGTGAAAAAGATTTTATTATTTTATTCATTTTTCTCTCAACAAGTACTTATATAAAATAAAAAAATGAACAATTACAGTGATTATATAATTACTTATATTTATTTATAATTTAATGATTCTCAATGAGAGAAACTAATCTCAAAAAATATACACAACAAACATATATTGTAACAACACGATTTGATACAACAACATGGGAGTATAATGAACAATATAGGGATCTTCATGAAATAACTGGTTGTTTGTACAGTGACCAAACACAAATGAGTCGTAAAGTACCAATTGATGCTTCTGTACTTGTTATTGAAATGAATAATTCAAAAAATATGATTGAAGGAGTTGGACTTATACGAAATCGTATTTCTATTGATAAAAATAGAATGTACTCAGAAATAAATTATAATAGATTTGTATATCGAGGAAAATATAGAATTGGACGAGAGAAATTAATAGAAGAAAATTTGGATTTAGTTGAGACGCTTGATGCTGTGTTATTTAAAGGCAAAACTCATATGAAGCGAGGAACAGGATATACACGAATAACAGACAAAATAATGAAGCTTGAACGTTGTGAACATATAGACATAATTGACACTTTAATAAAAATATTTAAAAAGGTATTTTGAATAAACATATATATTTATTCAAAAAATCAAAAATCAAAAATCAAATTATAAAAAAACAAATATTTTTTTTATAATTTGTTTGTATATATTAATATGCCATGGGATTCAAGTATGCATAATTTTATATGGTGTTCGCATGGTGCATCTGTATCAGCTAATGATGTTTTATTTGAAACACCAATTGGGTCATTTATTGATGTGTTATTGTTTTATGTACCTCATGATGAACTTTTTTATTTATCATCTTTTGACTTACTTTCAGAACGCAAGACAGTTGAAACTGAATTTGGGACAACGCGTGCTCTCGTTATAAACACAAGCGAACATAGTGAAAATACAAATGTTGCCAGTTTACCACCAATGGTATTCGGGGCACACTCTGAAGATAGTACTAATCAAATATACACAAATAATATGGGGTTGTGGTACCATCCCCAACAAGTACCAAACGAACCAAATAAGCCATCCATACAACTTTTAGGATTTAATGATATTGTTCAGATGACTAGTAAATATAAACAAATAACTTATAGTATTATTTTCAAACATATTAATGATTATATTAAAAAAATATCTGAAGATGAAGAATATGAAATAAATGAATATTATCAAGACTTTGTATGTGTTCATTTTGCAACATGTCGTAGCACAATGGAACGGTATTTACCTGAATATAATTTGTTAGGTTCACCGGAAACAAAAGAAGACCCTCAAATTAATGCTTTAAAAATAAATCCAAATATATTTTCAAGCACTTTAAAAAATAATATGAACTATATGTTTGCTCGGTTTAAAAATAATAATTCTACTATATTGTCAGATATACATAATTTTGGTGCGTTGGCAGAAATTACTCATGCTGGGTGTGGGCTTAATGTTCTTTCACTTTTTAAAATAATACACCAATCATTTGCTCGGGAACAAGTAGTATGTTTACCATTATCAGGACAAACAATATTTAATTTAGTAACGCAATTAATTATGTTTAGTAATCTTGAACAAAGTGGATATACATGGACCATAATTAGATACCCAATATCACAATTGGGTGTTATTATAAATGCATTAATACAATCCCAACCGAATAATACAACATCCATACATGATACATTTATTATATTAAAATTATATGAAACTGATACATATAAAGGACGTGATTCACATGCGGGTCATACAATTGCCCTTTATTTTACAGTAATAAATAATATAACCAATATCTACATGATGGATCCACAAGCACAACAATATATAAATATTACTCAGGATACAACTGGTGCTTTTAATAATTATTTATTAAATAAACATTATTTTGATATTATATTTCGCGAAATGCCCTTTAATAAAAATGAGTTATGGAATATTCCAGTAGATAAAAATGGTATTAAAAATGATGGAGGGCGGTTAATTGTGTATAATTCAAAAAGATATATGGGCGGAATGAAAACATTTTCTAAAAAAAAAATACCCTTTAAATCCGGTATTACAATTAATGAGTTTATGAATAATTTTTCCAAAATAGGTGGGAAAAATAAAAAAATAAAAAACAAATATACTCAACAATATAAACATAAAAAGAGTACCCCCAGGAAAAAAAAGAAAACGAAACGAAAACGAAAATTAAAATCAAAATCAAAAATCAAATCAAAACCAAAACCAAGAACAAGAACAAGAACAAAAAAAGTGTTGTATAAATAATAATAATTAATATAATATATACATGTCAGTTCAACATTCATTTGCATTTGAAGTATTTTTGTACTTTATTTTAGGTGTTAAAGTATTATTTTTAATTTCTATGGTATTGGTTTTGTATGCGTCACACAAAGGAACGCCTATGCAAGTACAAAAATATGAAGATTTCCAAAATAAGATGGAACATTTATTTATTGTATTAATGGGGATTGTTATGATGATTTTATTTTTTCCTCGCACAAAAGGTCAAGTATGTATTGATGGACATACAAAAATATTTTTATATGCGTTTGGGTTGATGTCTATCTTAAATATATTTACAAATTTTAAAAAACAACATACTTTAATTTAATATTGATATAGACACTTAGCAATAAGAGTAACACACCAGTCTCCCCCATTCATATTTAAAATATTTCCTTTATCATCAATAAGTTTTATGTGCATTCGGTTTATACTAACAGGTCCAAAATAAGTTCGTTCGTTTTCTTGAAGGGTTCCATTAAATTCTGTTATAATGGAGCCAACGGTAAATGACGTTTTTTTAAGTGGAATAATAGCAAGTATTCCTGGTGTGTTTGGAGCACGAGCCTTTAAGCTGGTTGTATTATTTCGGTTTTTTTGAATTTCATTAATTGTATATAATTGAGCAGTTGTTAATGACCGATGGTATATACTTGAAGCAGCTACACTTTCAACTGTTACTTGGGGTGTTTTATTATATTCGACAACAGGGTTTCCCATCATAATAGTATTTGCTACATTAATTGTTGACGCAGGAGTTGTTACTACAGGCAAACACTCATCATCCATATCTTTTGAATAATACTCAGGGAGCTTTGCAATATTGGGTAATTCAGAAATAGTAACAAGTTCATTATTTACATGATTATGATTATAATCATCAACGACTAACATAATGTATTTAGTTCCAATAAAATCAGCAATAGAATCACCAGTATTTAAAGTGCTTGATATATAAATAACTGAATCTCGAAATCCCATATACCATCCCAATGTTTGATTAACATAATTAGATATGGGTCGTCCGCATGACCCTGGTATGCAATTAATACCATTTACATCAAAAAACATAATTTGGGTTGTTTGGTCTAATGTATAAATAGTTGTATTATCAACTTTTGATATAACATTCCATCCATTAAGTGCAAGACTTATTTTTCCAGTATTATTATTGTAACTTACAATTGGGGGAAGAGGTGTGTTTAAATTTGGTTCGAAAAGAACTTCACCAAATGCTCTATTAAGCTCAGTAACAAAATCGCTTGATGAGTATGTACCATTATTAATTGTAACAGTAAATGACTCTTGAATAATTGGGTCATTATCTTGTGTCATAATATTAAGTTTTAAACAAGTATTATTCATATTTTTGTCAAATGTATACCACATAAAGGGTATTTCATAAGAATAAAGTCTAAGACTAAGAACATTGGATAGTGTATTTGATAAATTAAGCGTATAATTGGTTGAGCTATTAGCATTGCTTACTTGTCGAAATTGACTGTCCAAATTAATAAATCGTGAAATTGTGTTTTTTAAATTAGGATTAATATCACCTTGTGCGACAGGAAGCTCAAACATATTATTTTGTGTTGTTTTTGGATTAACCCCTGGATTAGAAATTAGCGTATTATTATTATTATTATTATTATTATTATTATTATTAATAGAGGTATTGTCGTTATTGTCGAATGTTTCTTCAATTGATGTAAATCCTTCATAAGTGTGGGGGGATGTAAGTTGTGGTGTCAATGATTTAAAATTATGGTATTCTTCTTCAACTTCTTGATGTTCTGATTCAGAATCCCATTCTGTATTTGAGTTTAATTCAAATTGAAGGTCTAATGTATTATGGTTGTCTTGAATATCAAAACTATCAGTTGATAAGTGTGTATTATTATATATTTTGGACGTATCCATTTCATTGAGCAGTTTTTGACGAATTTGTGAGTAAAATTGAATAACGGATGGTTCTGATACTTCACTTAATTTTAAATCTGTTTTATACATAATTTCAGTGCGCGTTAAAGTTTGAATATCCATTAAGGCAAGTAAATCATTTATAGTATAATTGTTAGGGTCAGCATCAAAATAGTTCATTTTTACTTTTACAAAGTACTTATTTAATAATTAATAATTATATTTAGATTTAAATTTAAGAAAAAGTAAAAATACAATTTAAAATAGTCATATCCCCTTTATTTTATTTATATATATTATATATAAATAAATGTCATTTACTCCATACCCAAGAAATTATAGAAATGGTACAATTGTTATTGATAATGCTCAAATTGGTGATAGTACCACTACACTAACTAATATGCACACGAGTCCACATTTTGATAAGTGCGTTGAATTTAATCGCACATATGGGGGATATAGACGGTATTGGTTGGGTATGATTGGTGAAGGAAATAAAGATAGTACAGGTGCTTCAAATGATGATAATTCTTTTGGAATTGCAGTTGAGGATGGAAGTATAGCCGACCCAACAGTATTAATGGAGTTAAACAAATCCGGTGACCTTAGTATAAAGGGAAGTGTAAGTTTTAATGATTCAAGTGAACAAAGTTCAGCGTTTACGACTGAACATAAAGATATTCTTTCTAAATTCAGTCTTAATAGTCAAAATTATGTTGAACTTGAAAACCGATTAGATATATATAGCGATGGTGGGGGGGTAAAATTAATTGGTACTCATGGATATGTTTCACAGCATGACGATGTAACAGGAACACGAAGATTTTTTATTGGCACCCCAAATACAGGAGCGACTTCATTAGAATTAAAAAACGAAACAGATGGAGCTATTATTAGACTTAAAACAACTGAAGGTAATATACATTTAGATGGTAATAATACTCGTATTATTTCTACTAATGCTGCTTTAAAATGTTCTTCATCTTCTACTGATAAAAATGTACAAAATTTTGAAATTGAACAAACCACTAATACCGGTGACAAATTAATTATATGTAATAGAACAAGTAGTGGTGGGTTTAATTCACTGTGTCAAGAAAATGACCAAGCTATTGTGTTTACTGACGATGGTAATAACAATGGTTCAAATATAAGTAGTGGTCTTGTTATTGGTCCAAAGGGACATAATGGTATTAGAATTACAAATGATGAAGTTCAAGTTAGTAATAAATTAGTATTAACACATGATATGTACATCGATGAGGGGAAATATTTAACATTTGGAACTGCTGGTAGTATATATTCTGACATACAAGAAGGTACTATAAATATAAATAGTGGCTTAAATGTGAGCGGAGTAGTAAATTTTATGAGGTCGGGTAGAGGTACATGTGTGCAGGGCCAAAAAACTATTGAGTTTTCACCCCCATTTATTATTGAAGGTGACGTGAATAAAGACCACTATATATCAGTCGTAGCAACACCTCTATATGGTGAAATTTTGACACGAATGATAACACTTAATATTACAGCGATAACAAAAACTGGATTTGTGATTAGTGGTAATTATAAGGATGGAACTAATGGGGCAAGTGGGGGGGGAATATACGAGGGACAATTTACTTATATTGCCATGTTAAGGCCTTTATAAATTATTGATTGTTATTATTTATTTGTTTGTTTCAAAAAAAATAATATACATTCATGAGATTGATTAAAAATACTATAAATACTATAACCTATTACAAATTATCACATATTTTACTCATCATGACTCGAATAACCATAATAATTGTTCGGGACTTACAATTAAGTTTAAGTATTTTTTGAAGTGTTTTTTGATAAATTAAATCACAAACATCTGCACTAATACGAATATCATCTTGCTTTGCTTTCCACGCAATTAATCTGGAAATAATTGTTTTTTGAATTGAATTCAACAAATAAATTAATTCAGTTTCCTTGTAGGAAATTGGTTGCCATACTAAATGAGTGTCACTATTATTTGTTTCAGACACATTGCGGTTAATATCATATACATATAATTTATTTTGGTAAACGTGAACAGGAATATTTCCGTTCTGATATAATTCATGAAAGTTTCGAGTTAATAATTCATTTAACATTGATTTGACGGATGAATCAAATAATGTTGTAACATCTTCATCGTTAACAGAAATATGTTTAATTAGTTTTCCAAATCGAAATGAAGGAGGTGTTATTTGTTCAAAATATTCGTTTGGTAATTTTGGTAAACAATGCCGACGCGATGATTGATTATCATTTTTTATAGCAATAATTTCAGTTTCAAGCGATTTACATCGATCTTCAAGATTTTTAAAATTCTTCATTACCGCATCCATTATCGTGTCGTACAAGCTTTCCTCTGCTTCAGTTTGAAAATGGTACATATTGTGTGTTATTACTTACTTATACTTATAACCAAACTATTCATTTTTTATTTTTATTGTAAAAATAAAAAATGAATAGTTTGATTATATACATATAAGTAATAAATAAATAATGAATTCTGTAATTAATAATACCTTATATTATATTGATTCAGTATGGATCACTTTAATAAATAATATACGATTTCCAATTATTTTTAATAATCAAGATTATTCAACTGTACAAATTATTAATACAGATAATGAGTTATTACATAATTCAGAACTAAAATTAAACGTTAACTCGCAATCCGAACTTAATCAGCAGTTAATAGTTGAGTGTCCTATTTGTTTTGAAAATATTGACAATAATGTAAATAGAACAATTACGCCATGTGGACATTTGTTTCATACAACATGTCTTATGATTCATGTATGTACCAACAATAACGGACATCATTCATATGGACCCGATGCGTCTCATGTATATAATAAAGCATGTCCATGTTGCAGAACTAAATTAATTTCAGATGAAATTAATACTGGTACTGGCAATGATGATAATAATGATAATAACGACAATAATGACAATGATGATAATGATGATAATGATACTGATAGTGATGATAATAATGATAATGATGAAGAACCTGAGCCAAGCGTGGATGACTTATTTCGGTTTATTCGACCAACATCATATGAATTATTTCAGATATTATTACATATGGAATATTCAAACAGTTCAATAGTTCAATATAATAATATTAATAGGTATGCAATGTTTATTAATCGCATTGAATATGCTCGTTGGACATTAACTCGGCGAAATTCTATTATAGAAAACGACATTATTATGGAGTAACATTAATTTTAATTTTATTAAACAAACATTGATTAACATATTTTTTTTATGCATTTAAGCTGAGAGTATATATATTTTAAAATAGGATAAATAATTGTATTTGGTTGTATATTAATTAATTTTTGTGCAGAATTTCTTGATAATACATATGTTTTTGTGCTATATAAATAAATACAAATTAGTTTTGTTTTATTGTATGATTGAGAGAAATATGTAAATAATTCATTAAGTACATTAGGTTTAATAACTATATCTTTTTGTGGTAGTTCTGTCAATATAATAAATGGACAGTTTGGATATGTTTTTAGTGCATTATATATTGAGTATATATGAGTTATCCAAATACATAAGTCTGTATATTGTATAGGACCGTTAAATAAAAACGCTTGTTTACGCTGAACAGTATTTGCAATATTGTATATTTGTTTTCCTACATATTCTTCATGCCAATACTGATTTATATAATAAAGGGGTATGGACTCACAAGTTAAATAATTTTTATTTTGAGGTTGGTAAAAAAAAGGGGAGTGCTTTTTTATAAAGTGTTCATAATTTATTTCATATACAAATACGTGGGTTAATTCTTTTGATTTTTTAGAATAAGGAGCAATATCAATTTCTCCTTTATGTTTTTGTATAATATTCCAGACAACTCGTTCAAAAATATGTTCAAATTGACTATCTGGATGGTCTTTATAAAGAGGATGATTTGTTAATTCGCGGTTTAACCGACGTTCAATATTATTTCCACATAAATTATAACGGGTATACATGTCATAAATATAATGAATTGTTGGAGGGTTATGTAGTTGCCACATGTTATAAAAAGTCATAACCCAATGTGCATCAAAAGATGTTGGTGCATTTAATAATGAATAAAAATCATCACGAAATAAATCATTCACAATTATTTGGTGGAGCATATATGTATTTCCTTCTGGAAAAACCGAAAATGATGAGTTAATACCAAGAACACTTCTCATTTCTGAGACTTGATGTTTGTTTTTACGAGTAAATGGGCAATTCATAAGTCGTATATTTATGTCATTATTATTAATAATTGACTTATAAGCACTACTTTGAATAGCCGGTGGAAAATACCCCATTAAATTTGACGAACATGTTTCAATTACATTTTTAATATTTCGCAAAAGTGGAACAATATAATCTCGACGCTTTATGTCATTTGTTTTAGAATGAACCATAAGCATATAAGTATAGTTTATGTTATTTTTTCTTAAATAATGAGCGGCCACAATTTTTCCACCAATATCCATTCCTTTATTTTGTATTTTTAACCAAATTGTACTTGTACCTGAAAATAATTGATAAATAAACGTGTGGTCTTGTAGTTCTTCACAATAAGTAATAATAACCAATGATGAACATTCTTGTATACTTTTTATAAATTCAAAAAAGAAACGAGAGAAATCAACAAGTTTTTGGCAATGAATATGTGTAACTAATGTTAAACACTTTTTATTTATTATTTCATTTGAAATAGTATTATGTGTAACAACAAATGTTGGATGTGTATTATTTGTGTTTATATTAAGTAAATGCTTGTGATAAATAAATGGATATGCATTATATATAGGGTCATCTTCTTTTTCCTGGAGCATATATATTTTTTATAAATATATATTTGTTATTGTTTTATTATTAAAAAAAAATGATTATTATATATATTAATATAACGACTTAATAAAAATAATCAAAATGGTAAAAAATTTAAATGGTGGTAAAAAGTCAAAGAATATGGCAAGAAAAAATATTATAGGACGAGCAGCCCCAAAGTCTGTTCGTCTTTCAAATAACGAGGCTGCATTATATGCTCAGGTTACAAAATATATTGGCAATGGGCAATGCTACGTAATGTGTTCAGACTTAAAAACTCGATTATGTATTATTCGAGGAAAGTTTAAAGGGCGGGGCCGAAGAGACAATAAAGTTGAGTTAGGAACATGGGTACTTATTGGACTTCGCACATGGGCAAGTTCAAGTAGTGATAATAAAAAAAAAGAAGAGTGTGATTTAATGGAAGTTTACACTGAATTAGATAAACAACAATTAAGAGATAAAGAACCAGACGTTAATTGGAGTGCTTTTACAACAACAAATACTGATGCGAATACTAAAAATGATGAAACAGATGATTATCTTACTTTTAGTGCAGACACCAGTAAGGCTGAATATAACGACTTAATGACACTATCTAAAAGTGAATCAAATAATACACCTTCAATTGTTGTTGGGTTAGATATAATTAACGAAACTAATGAAGATGATGATTTAAATATTGATATTGATGATATTTAATTATTTTAAATTAAATAATAATATAACAATTTACTATATATTTTGTATTTTTTTGTATTTTTTAAAACAATTTAAACATATTGTGCATTTATATTAATTAAATTATATTGTTAATGTTATCATATCACCTTAAAAAACCAATCGTAAGGGCAATTTGTAATAGTAACAGACCATTTCATTCAAGCAATGTAGCTTCATATGGTATGATGGACATTATGCTTGCTCGCGCCATCTTTGGAGGACAAAGAGGCTTAGATAAATTTACACAAGATATTATGTCTGATGCCATCAAACAAAAAATAGATAATTTACCGTTACAAATAACCCTTTCTCATTATTATTTGAAAGTCGATCGGTGGTTTGACCCGAAGCAATACATAGGAACAGGAGTATGTGTTAAAAATAAAAAAAATTCACGATGACCTTGTGGACAACAATATGCAAGACTTCGTAATAAAATACATTAAACAAAACTATCATAACAATATAGAAAATTCGCATATTTTGGTAGACAATTGTAAAACATTTTTAAAAAATGATGAATTATTAGATAATTTAAATAAAGCTGATGGAAAAAAAGAAATACAGGCATATACACGACCTTATTTGGATGATATTCTGAGAAATAATAATAAATTACATTGTATGTCTATTGATTTTAGTTATGATGGTTATGAATAAAAATACAATCATTTATTATTTAAACAATTTAAACATATATTTAATTAATATTAAATATCTAAAATGGATAATATTATATTATATTTTAATAATTTATTAAATAAAAACAATCATAAAGAAAAAGATATATACGAAAAAAATATATCAACCGTAAAATTAAATGAAATTGATGATATTAGAAAAAAATATAAAATTATAGATGTTAAAATTATAGATGTTAAATGGATTGATAAATTACAAGTAAATTATTCTATGTTTGGAGATGATTATTTTAATGTATCTAAAAAACATATTATAAATAGTATGTTGGAACATTATTTGACAGATAAAGATAAAGAAATAAATTATATTTGTAATAAAAAAGAAAAAATATGTATGTGCAATATTAATGCTAATGATTTTAGACAAATTTATGATGATATAAATTATAAAGATGAAATTTATATTTCTTGGATTAAAAAATGTAATGAACCTTTTTAAATACTTTATGATGATATTTATTTTTTATTAATGCTTGGTATTTTTTGTTCTGCGGGTAGTTATTATACGGCTTGCCTTTTGTTGATTTCTTTATTTTTGTTGATTTCTTTATTTTTTTTGATTTTTTTACTTTTTTATTACGTCGTGTTTTATTACGTTGCGTTTTTATATGTTTACGCTTACGCTTTTTACCCCCAAATTGAACTCCATCATTATTTACTGCTTTATTATTTTTAAATACAGAACTTATTTCTGTTGCCTTTTTATTTATTATTTCTATAATTGTTGTTTTGTTTTAT